AGCGTAAGCATCAATCTTGTTGTAAGAGTTACCAGAAACGATAACCGCTTGGTTCATTAAATCAACTACCGAATCCGATAGTACACTTTTTGTATTTACAGCCATTTTATTCTCCTAAAGAATATTAATTATAATTCATTCTGGAGTGCGTATAGTTCAGCCATAGTTCTAGCAGATTTAACCCTCTCACCTACATCTAATGACGCTCGGTTTGAAGTCGCATCTACTTTCTTTGGTTGAGTTACTTCACCACCAGAAAATAAGTAAGGTTTATCACCTTTTAGTTGTTCAATAAACGCATCTTGCTCAAAACCCTCACTAGCACTCGCAGTCGCTAATAAATGTTTGAAGTAATCAGCATCTTTGATACCGTTTTCGCTCACAACCTTTTGAACTGCCATATCAGCTTTAATCTCGTTGTTGTTTGCTTCCAAGCCTTTGATTGTTCCATTAAGCGTATTGATTAACTCTGCTGCCTTATCCAAATCGGACTTATTAGCTTCATCGTTTTCACGTTTCGCATTAATTAACTCTCGTGCTTGTTCAATTGAATCAACACCTAATTGTTCTGCTAATTCAGACTTTGCTCGGTTTGCACCCTTGCTAAAACCTTTATCAATCAGTTTATCAAGTTTTGATTGTGATAACACCACCTCATTTTCAGACTTAGGAGTTTCGTCTGTGCCGTTTGTATGCTCGTCAGCCATAACATTTACCTCTTTTATATAAAAGTTGTTTTCATAATAACACTAACTCTTTGTTTTTACAATAAATTTACCAAGTTTGCGTTTTATTAATTCTTTTTGTGTCTTATCAAGTCCAAAGAACTTACGCCCATATTTTACTTGATTGCCGTGTGCCTTTTTATTTTCATTTGTATTTGGGAAATATAGCTTAACACCACCTTTTATCTTTTTACGATTAATAGCGTGTAGCATTGTGCCAGTATCAGTTAAATTAACAGTACCAGTCTTGCCGTATCCCTTTGAATATCCTTTAAAGCCTTTCTTGTTTTTATCCTTACCAGATTGAGTACGATTAATAATACCAACAATAATACTTTCAGAAACCGAATATAGAGCATCGCCAGTATTTTTCAACCGCTTCTTGTATTTGCCCCAGTTTGGCTGTTTAGTTACCCTTATACCCATTTGCTTCGGCTTCTTGTTTATCCATCTTATAGAACCTATGACGGCAGTTGTATGCCCTATCTTGGTCGTTTTCTATGCGGTTCTTACGACTATCATCATAAAACCTATTGCGCTTTAATACATTGCGACAAAAATCTCTGGTTCGACCATCATTAACGCCCACGTAAACCCAAACGCCATCTTTAATATCAGCAGCACGTAAATCAATCACTTCTTGTTGAAACTCTTTAATCGCTGTTCTGGCATAAGTCTGTGAATACTTGGCAAGGTTAGAACCCTCTAATGTTTGAGCAATACCAGCAGTCATATCAACAACCGAAGCATCAGATATAGCATACTTGTATAACTCACGCTTAACACTCAAGCCAACATCATCACCAAGGCGAATAAAGAAATCACGCTTCATCTGCTTTAATATCTGAATCTTAGTAGCATCATCAGCAGTAAAGGCAGTCTTTAAACCACCCGCTTCAAATGCTTGTAATGTTCCAGAATAGATTGAATCAAATTGCGTATCAATCAAATCATTAACTAAAACATAATATCCAGCATCTTGTAACGACTTACGCCAAACAAATTCATATTTCAATATATCGTCTTGGCTTAATCCAGCAAGTTGAGCATTGGCAATTCGTCTAACACGCTCAAATACTTTTTCCATCTCGCCATCAAACTGACGTATAAAAGCATCAACCTCGCTTTGAGATTGATTGTATATGGCATCAAGCGTTGGCATTTAGACCTAAAGCAGCCATTGTATCGTTCAGAGAGCCACCAGTTTTAACCTTGTTAAGCATATCATTACGAGCATTAATATTATCATCAACATCAACACGAGCATCTTCTTCAGTTAAGTCTGGATTATTACGCATCAATACTTTGTGCGGTGAACTAAGACCCAAGTCAATACTTTGCTGGTCAATAGTTAATTGCTCAGTTTCACTTGCTGGGTAGTTAGGCTCAACAAAATCAACAGTCATTTCTCCATTAACAGCCTTGCCATAATATTCAGATACTTGACCAATCAATGTGAATAACTCTTTTTCATAAACTTTAAAGTCTGCTTGTTGCTCTAATGTGAATCTATCAAGTTTGAGGTTCTCCATCTGTAAAGCAAAGCCAGATGATGCTTGGCTAGTCATTCTAAATTGAGATGGTGATACACCGTAGCTAATCGCTAGGTTGTTTGCTAAGTCTTGCGCTACTCTATGAAGTTGTTCATAGTTTGACTGTAAGTCTAAAACGCTAATCTCTGTATTTTGTCCAGTCAATGTTAAGATTGATAATGGGTCTAATACTTGTCCGAGCAATTCACCCACGTTGTCACCTTTACCAACTAATTGTTTGAATGATTGTGTCTTGATGATGTGATTCAAAAACGTCAGATGAACTGCCATATCAATTGTACCACCAGTTAAATCATCACCCGTGTAAGAATCCCAGAAAGATTCATCACGCCAACCGTTGTGTAAATAGACAAACGGTAACGTGCCAAATGGATTAATCATTTCTTCGTTATCTTCAACCGCTACAATCTTTTCTTCACCATTGGATTTGTCAATATAAAAATGTTCTGACTCTGACCAGTACGCCCAGCGTTCAGTATCATTGTCCTTACCAACCATTTCTACAAAATAGGCAACCCATTCCACTTCACCTTGATTATATCCAACCTCTGTCTGGTGTGGCAGTCTTAACATTATCTTTGGTTGTTCTTTCTTGCTATCCCAAGACACTTGAACTAATACATCATTAAATGCGTTCATATACTTGTTTGCTTGAGCCATCGTCTTGTCAATGCGTAATTCATTGTACAAGTCTTTAGCATCATCTGATTCAAATGTTCTATCAACACCGAATGAATAAACATTACTTGTGGCATTAATAACTTGCTTATAGATGTTATTGTTATCGTTAATCTGAACATCAAGTTTAAGTTGAGCAAAGGCTCTGTATATCTGACCTAACTTACTGATAACTTGATTGTTATAGTTGTCGTCATACATTGCCTTACGCAAGGCAAACTTCTTTAGTCTGTCTGTACCATTATCAAATGTTGTGTTTCTAATGTCATTGCGTGGGTATTTGTCTATAATCATAATCTATTCTCTATTGTGTGTAGGTTAGCTTTAGCGTGTAAATACGCTTCGTGTGCTGCTTCTTTTAAATCAAATAAGCCAAGGTAATGTTGTTTTCCATTACAAGTTATTTGAGCCGCCCACTTTCCTAATCTATCAATCCAATAAAAACCATTTGATTCTGTATTCCATTGATTTTCAGCATTAGTAACTGTCCTTAAATTATCAATCCTATTATCGGTTCTTATTCCGTTAATGTGGTCAATTTGTAAGTGTGTAGATACGTTGCCATTATGCCACGCATAAACAAGCCTATGTGCTTTATATTTTTCCTTGTTTACTTTGATGATTCTATAACCACCTCGTTTACAATTATTAATAAAACCAGCAATAGCACCAGCCTTAATATTACCTCTGCTTTCTTTCCAAACTAATTGACCGTCTTTATAATCAAATAATTCTTTCAAAAGTTCTTGTGGTGGTAATTCTTTAGTTTTAATCATTAGCCTACTCTCATTCTAATATTGCGAACTTCTGTCTTATGTAAACCATATTCGTACTCAATGAAATAGCCGACACTATCAACACTATGTGAAATATCTTGATTACTTTTATCTACTTCACCTTTATCGTTATAGCTCATTTGTTCGCAGTCCGTTATAAGTTCTTGATTTCTCTCGCATATAGCCATCTTACACTCACCATTGCCGTTTTTCAATAAAGAATTAAACGCATTGTTTCTATCTGCTACCCTTGGATTAGCAGTCTTGATTTTCATTTTGTGGAATCCAGCATCACGTATTAAATCGTAATTACTCTGGGCAGTACCCTGCGACCTTGCCTTTCCAGCAGCATCACCATATATTGTAGCACTCATTAAC